GCATAGGGTAGTAAGCATGGTTATTCCTTTAGTTACAAAAAGAGCCCGCGATCCGTAGACCGCGAGCTTTTGTTATTGTTTGTTTAAAATTGGCTAAGTTCTCGGTCACGTCTTGCTCTTATTTTTTTTACAATAAGTTTAGTTTTTTGACGTTGTTTTTCTTGTTTAAACTTTTCGTCGAGGTCAGCTTGCTGTCGATCATCTGGCCCCATTTCAAGATATTCCCGTTCTTTTTTTATGGTTCCAAGTTTTTCTCTAACATCTCCCCAAAATGAACAGAACAATTCGTCTTTCCAACCTTCGGGTCCAACTTGATCTACATGGTATTCGATCCAACAGTTCCACCCTCCGGCATCTTTTCCGATTGTTAATTTGATATTAAGCTCTTTAGCTAATTTCATGGCATGGTAGCGATCATTTGAATTACGCCGCGCATCTTCTTTTTTGCGTTTTGCAATTCGAGGATCAACAAGCAAATTACCTAACATTTTGTTAAGACCGAAAAGATCATCTTTTCTATTCTTCATAAACATTCTCCAATTATGGGTTTGTTCCGGACCATTCCCAAGGTTTGTCAAAAAGCAAGGAGGGCAGAGCCGGAAGCCCTCAAGAACATTTTAACACCTGTATGGGATAATGTAAACCCCCAGTGACGCAACGTCATTTCACGAATTTCTTCTTGGTCCGCTGTGCGCGATATTGGAACTTAGATCTTCCGAGTTTTTTCTGAACGAGTTCGACCAATCCCCCGTTACAAGCATCTAGGGCGGTGTGTTTATGTTTGCCTGCCGCGAACTCTCCGACGTGGTATATTATGACGTCACCATATTGGGTGTTTTGCAGGGCTTGATCGAAGTTATCTTTTGCGAGCCTATTTGAGATGTCGTAGATCATATGTTTTTCCCTGCTTTTCTCAGGGTTACTACGAAGTTGTTTAGTTCTTCTCTTGCGACCCAAAGATTACGTTCGATGTTATTTGCATGATTTTCTTGATTTTTTTGATTGGCTAGTTTATCATCTTGCAGTCTATCGACTTGTTGACGTAGCCATTGCAGTTCGTTTTCTTGGAACGGCGTTAATCCTGCCTCGGACACCATACTCATTATACTCTCCCTTTAGTTAGTGCATACTATTTTTGACGGCTTTGTTTAAGAAATTTGTTGCATCTTCCACGGCTTCTTCTACTATTCCGTGCGTTTCTAGCAGGGCGCTCGTTTGTGCCGCGATAAGGGGCCAGACGGGTGAAAGTTTATATAGGTTCACCATGTTGGCGATTACGGCGCATATATCTGGGACTGTCATTTCCTGTGGGCAAACGTCCAAGATATCGTTTATACTTTTTTCCATTTCGTCCATGTTGAGCCTCTCCTTCATGTTCGTTATTCTAGGCGTTGCGTTGATAACTTTTCAAGCAACTTTTCACCAATTACTCCCGAACACTTTTGCAAACACTTCGTCCAACAGACGATCCATATCTTTAGCGGTCATTCAAGTTCTTCCTTTCTTTTAATCCTAGAGTTAACACCTAGATTATAAATCAACTCACGTTTAAGCTCGTTTAACTCACGAACAACTTTTTCTTCTTTTTGATTGGTGTCATCTAAAATACTTTCCAGACGATCAACTATGTAGTGCATGTTAACGCGGTCAAGATCGTCAAGCATCACGCGGCCTCCTTAATAAGCTTGTTTACCTGTAACCACTTTTCGTGGCTAAAATGTTGACCCGACACAAAGGTATGACCGTTTTCAGACATCATGGCTATTACGCGCCCTAAATCAAAACGCTTGCGCCTGTTGTTCCAGAAACAACAGATGTAGCCTGAGTTATAAGATGTGCCGTCTACGCGGCCCAAAACATATCGTTCGTTACCGCTTTTCGTTAAGACCTTTACGCCTGCAAACTTACCGTGTTGCCAGCCAAGAACCCGCTTTACCATGTCCCTATCAAGCATCATGGCGCACACTCATTGCAACGGCATGGAATTTTTGCCATAATCTCTTCCATGGTTTCCCGCAGATCTAAATCGAATGTTAAGGTTAAGCGCCATTCGTCCGCGCAGGATAGGTGGTTTGCCATTTGATCGGCCATTTTCCAAGCGTTATGAAGAAATTCGTCGGGATCGGGACCGTCTTCGTAATGGTCCGCTGTTATAGACGTGGACGATATAACTAAGTTGTCAACGTCCCGTAGTTTGATTTTTGCTGTCATAGACATTAGACTTTCTCCTGTTCCAATGAATACAGAATAAACATGGTATGGGATAATGTCAAGTAAATAGTTTACACACGAAAAAGCCCTTAGTCAGGACATGTGACTAAGGGCTTTAACGATTGTGCTATCAAACATTTGGAGAATGTCTGCGCTATTTGTACGCGATTTTATGGGATGCGTCAATAGCTTTATCCTTACTTTTTGAATAAACTTCAAACATAACTCTGAGTTGTCCACTTATTGTTCTACCGTTAACAACAGAGTGTTCTTTAATTTCCTTGTACACTTCAATGGGCACAAGAACGCTTTTCCATTTTGTAGTATCCATTGGGTTTACCTTTTTTCTTTATCAGTAAGAGTATATAGGAGTTTATGGGAACTCGCAAGAAAAAACCCTTTTGTCGTCGCAGTGCGAAACCTAGCCGGACAAAAGGGCAGTTAGAAGTAGTGCGCGGACGAGCAGTGCGCTTAAAGCTATACAGCTTCCCCCCAGCTTGGACCTACTTCAATGTCGCATTTGCTAGGGATTTCTAAGACTACCGCATTTACCATTATCTTGGCAATAGCTTCGGCCTCTTCTTTGCTCTTTACGGACATACAAAGCTCATCATGGACTTGAAGCATCGGAAGATACCCTTCTTTGTACAAATCGACCATAGCTTTCTTTGTCATATCCGCGGCGGACGCTTGGATCAGTCTGTTTAGCGCTTTGTATGTAAAAGCCCGCTTTAAACGGCATGTTTCACCATATTCTAAAATTGCTTCTTGATAAGGCATAGCTTTTGTCATTTCAAAGGAGTCGGGCTCCCAAAGATTGAACCGACACTTACGACCTAAGATTGAGCTTATCGCTCCACCGCTTGCTTTGCTGTTCAAACGGTTTGTAACGCCCGTCATCAGTCCTTTTACGAAAGGTACGCGGTCATGGTACTGTTTTACCAAGCTTTTGGCCTCTGAGGTCTCAATATCTAGCTGATCCGCCAGTTTTGCGACGCCCATTCCATACATCATCCCCAAGTTAATGGTTTTGGCTTGTTTTCTAGGAATGTCGGCCATTTCTGCAACCATTGTGTGAAAATCCATGTTCGGATCTTCGCGGTAGCTGGTTACAAACTCATCAACGCCCCTTAGTGGCACATCTCTGCTTTTTCCATAGACATGAGCATAGTGAACCAAGATCCGCGGTTCCTGTTGCGAGTAATCTATTGACGCCCACTGTTCTCCCTCTTCTGGAAGGAACAAAGACCGTATAAGTGGCCCAATCTCAGGATCGCGGGCCGGGATTTGCTGTAAGTTGGGGTTGTTCATAGAAAAACGCCCCGAAACTGTGCCGCCATCGTCTCCGCGTATCTGATTGATGTGCGAATGCACTCTACCGTCGCCGTGACAGAATTTTAGGATGTTATTAATGAAAGTTCCGCTGGTTTTGTTTAAACTGCGGGCTTGGACGATTAATTGTGGCAATTTCTCACTGTGTTCTGCCAGAAACTGCTTTTTAAACGAGGGCGCACCCTTTTCTGTCTTTGGATACGGTATTGACAGGTCATCGAAGGCTTTTGCAATAGAATTTGCCGCCCAGATCTCTACATCTCTGCCCACTAAGCTTTTTATCTCTTTTAGGACTAATTTCTCCCGTTTTAGGATCGCGTCGCGCGTTCTTTCGGTTTTGTCCATATCAACGCGAACACCTCGCCATGTCATGTTGACTAAGCAGGGGAGCAAATCTAGCTCTAGGTTGACGATACTCCAGAGGTTTTGCTTACCGATCTCCACCTTTAGGTAGTCCCAGAGTTGCAGGGTAACTTCTGCATCTGTCTGGGCGTAGGGTCCAACGTACATGGCGGGCATTTTCCACATGTCTGCCTTTGGATCAAAACCAAACTCTTTGGCGGCTTCTCTGAGTAGGCTTTCGTTCTTTGCCAGCCCCAGATATTCAAACGCTAGTGAGTTTAGTGCATAGGAAAACTTATTTTCATCCAGAAGCGAAGCAACAACCATTGTGTCGATTATCCGCCCGTTTATCTCAAACCCCATACGTTTGATCCAACCTACGTCATATTGTGCGTTGTGCATTACTTTATCGGCGGGGCAGTCAAAGACTTTCTTGAGCCACTTGTTGACTATCTTTTCGTCTAGGTTTCCGCCACCACGGTGTCGTGTAGGAATATAGCCTGCCCAATCTGCTGTAGCCACTGCATAGCCAACCACTTCACCATCTCCAACAGCCCAGCCGGGTCCGCTTGTTTTGATGTTTGGGTCACGGGTTTCTACGTCGATAGCAATTGTAGTTGCGCCTGTTAGGTCTGGAAGTTCTGCGGGTGGAACCCACTCTGACTTTAGCGAAGGGCTGGCTATTTTAAGCTTCATTTTTGTAACTTTCTTTTTACTGCTTCTATCTCTTGGATCATTTCGTTCTTTTGTGAGAACTCTCCCCCAAGAGCGCTATAACCAACTTTATCTATCCAAGAATCATCGTGATCCAGAGTGTTAAGTAGCCGTGCTGTCTTCACCCAATCCATCATCAACACAACGTGTTGCGCGGTCAGTTCGCCGTGGCTTACCAGTGCGCCTTTCATAATAATGTTCCAGCCCTCCGCTATTCTGTTGTGGTTGTCGAACGCATCGCCGTAGTCCTTGGCGCGTTGGCCGTTTATCAGTTCTTTTGACAAATCCAGTATTTCATCACGTTTCATTGTAGCGACTCCTTTTTCCACGGGCATACTTCTTTTTATTTCCCTCTTGCCGGAACTTTTCTTGTATTAAGTTTATCGGTCCATCAAGACAACTTGGGGAGTAAACTAACACCAGCGAATTACACTTAGGACAGGAGAGGTTAGTGACCATGCTGTAATC